GACAGCCTACCAGTGGAAGTTTATCGAGCAGGCAGAAGAGCTACGCAGTATGAGTGTGGCAAAAATAGTTAAAGAAACCGACCACCCCGACGCCAAAGTACGCTTAAAAGCACTAGAGTTGCTGGGCAAGGTCACAGAAGTGGCGCTGTTTACAGACAGAGTTACTATTAAAAACGAAGAAATATCAGACGAAGAGCTAGATGCTCGCATCAAAGAGAAACTGGGGCGCTATATGGGCGTCGTTGACATCGTCGATGTCGAGGAAAAAGAATGAACTACGAGTTCATGACCCCAGAAGAGGCGCTTGCAGCGCAAAAAGCGCTCAAGCACATGAACAAATATGAGAAACTTGTCTTTTTAGACGAGTTAACGCAAAAAGAACACAGGCATCGGCTCAAAATGGCAAAAAAGAGCCCGATAGCGTTTGCAAAACGTGTATATCCGGGGTTCAAAGTGGGACCCCATCACAAAAAACTAGCCAAAATATTCCAAGACGTAGTAGACGGCAAGAAAAAGCGGGTGATTATTAATATTGCACCCCGTATGGGTAAGTCGGAGTTCTCCAGCTACCTGTTCCCAGCGTACTTTTTGGGTAACTACCCAGAAAAGAAAATCATCATGGGTACCCATACCGCGTCTCTCTCGGAAGACTTTGGTCGACGAGTAAGGAACTTAATTGAATCCGAAGAATATCAAGAAGTCTTCCCAAACACCGTGGTGGCAGACGACCAGAAAGCGGCAGGGAAATGGTCTACTGGCGCTGGTGGTCAGTATTACGCTGCTGGTGTCGGCGGGGCTTTGGCAGGTCGCGGTGCTGACCTATTTGTTATTGACGACCCACATTCTGAACAAGATATGAAGGCAAACAGCCGCTTAGCCTTTGACAATGCGTGGTCTTGGTTTCAAACCGGACCGCTACAGCGTCTCATGCCAGGTGGTGCGATTATTGTCATTATGACAAGGTGGTCGTTGTTGGATCTGACAGGGCGTTTAATTGACTATCAGATTAAAAATCCAGAAACCATACCTTGGGAAATCGTACAGTTGCCAGCCATCATGGACGAGGGCACGGAAAAAGAAAAATCGCTTTGGCCTGCACAGTGGAACCTAGAGGCGTTAAAAAATACTAAGGCGTCGATTGACCCACGGTTTTGGAATGCGCAGTACATGCAGAACCCCACTAGTGACATGAGTGCACTAGTAAGCCGAAAAGACTGGCGGATCTGGGAAGCAGAAGACCCACCCACATGTGATTACGTGATTCAGTCTTGGGATACAGCACACGAGGTAAAGACATCTAGCGACTACAGCGCTTGTACTACTTGGGGCGTTTGGTATAACAACGAGGACAAGAACAGCCCAAACCTGATACTCCTCGATGCGTTTAAAGAGCGTATGACCTTCCCGGAATTAAAAGCGACGGCACTCAAGCACTACAAAGAGTGGAACCCAGATGCGTTTATCGTGGAAAAAAAAGCAGCGGGTAGCCCGTTAATTCAAGAACTACGTCGCATTGGCATACCAGTACAAGAGTTCAGCCCATCACGGGGTAACGATAAAATGGTGCGTTTGAATGCAGTTGCTGATTTGTTTACAAGTGGCAAAGTGTGGGCGCCAGATACACGCTGGGCACGTGAAGTAATCGAAGAAGTTGCATCGTTTCCAGTTGGCGAACATGATGACTTCGTGGATACTACAACCCAGGCGCTTTTGCGTTATCGGCAAGGTGGGTTTATTAGCCTTGAGACAGACGAAAGAGACGACGATCTTTTATATAAATACCGCAGAAAAGCTGCGTACTATTAGGAAAAAATCATGAGCATTGAAAAAAGTTTATACGCAGCCCCAGAGGGACTTGCCGGATTAGATCAAGAACCCGATATTGAGATTGAGATCGAGGACCCAGAATCAGTAAAGTTAAGCATTGAAGGACAAGAAATCCTTGAAATGCGCCAAGGTGATGGCGAGGGTGACTTTAATGAAAACTTAGCGGATGTGTTAGATGAGGGAACTATTCAGTCTTTAGCAGGCGATTTAGCTGAGGATATTAGTAACGACCTAGCCTCCCGCAAAGACTGGGAGCAGATGTATAAGGACGGTATTACGCTCTTGGGCTTGAAGTTCGAGGAAAGAACAGAGCCATGGGATGGTGCATGCGGTGTGTTTCACCCGATGATTACAGAAGCGGTGGTGCGGTTCCAGTCAGACACCATCATGGAGACTTTTCCGGCAAGGGGCCCTGTACGTACACAGATAGTTGGTAAAGAAACGCCAGAGAAAAAAGAAGCGGCGACTCGTGTTGAAGAGGACATGAACTACCAGCTTACGGAGAAAATGCCTGAGTACCGCCCTGAGCACGAGAAGATGTTGTGGAACCTACCGTCAGCCGGATCCGCCTTCAAAAAAGTTTATTACGACCCAAGCCTAGAGCGCCAAGTATCCATATTTATCCCAGCAGAAGATGTGATCCTGCCATACGGCGTAAGCGAAATTAACACCTGCCACCGCATTACCCACGTAATGCGCAAGAACAAGAACGACTTGTTAAAGCTCATGAATGCAGGGTTTTATCGAGAAACTGAGCTAGGCGAGCCTAGCCGGTTTACAAGCGATATTCAAGAACGCAAGGACAAAGAGACTGGGTTCTCGGCATCTTACGACGACCGCTTTGAGATTTATGAGTCGCACGTTGACTTGGATATTCCTGGCTACGAGGACAAAGATAAGGACGGCGAACCAACAGGTATTGCTCTGCCATATGTCGTAACGATGATCCGTGGCACGGACGAGGTCTTGGCGATTCGCCGTAATTGGAAAGAAGAAGATCCACTGAAGTTAAAGCGTCACCACTTCGTGCACTACCAGTACATCCCTGGATATGGGGCATATGGCTTTGGTTTGTTCCACCTAATCGGTGGTTATGCAAAGTCAGCAACATCCATAATGAGGCAGCTCGTAGATGCAGGAACCCTATCAAACCTGCCCGGTGGTCTAAAAGCCAGAGGTTTACGTATCAAGGGCGATGACACGCCGATTAGTCCGGGAGAGTTCCGTGACGTAGATCTGGGTAGTGGCAATATTCGAGATAACATCCTGCCCTTGCCGTATAAAGAGCCTTCGATGGTTCTGTCGGGGTTAATGGACAAGATCGTTGAGGAAGGCAGACGCTTTGCGGCTACTTCGGATATGAAGATTGCCGATATGTCTAACCAAGCGCCGGTAGGAACCACACTGGCGATTTTGGAGCGGACGTTAAAAGTGATGTCGGCTGTCCAAGCCCGTGTACACTATTCGATGAAGCAGGAACTACAACTCCTAGCTGCAATTATCAGAGACTACACCGATGACGAGTACACCTACGAACCAGAAGATGGAACAGCGCGTGCGAAGAAGGCGGACTATAGCAATGTTGAAGTGCTTCCCGTCTCAGACCCAAATGCAGCTACCCTTTCCCAAAGAGTCGTTCAGTACCAAGCTGTCATTCAATTGGCGCAGATGGCTCCACAGATTTACAATCTTCCGGTTTTACATCGTCAAATGCTGGAAGTGTTGGGTATTAAACATGCAAATAAGTTGGTGCCGTTGGAAGAAGACCAGAAACCAAAAGACCCAGTAACAGAAAATCAAAACGTTCTTAAGGGTAAACCCTTAAAGGCCTTCTCGTACCAAGACCACGAAGCACACATCAAGGTACACCAGATGGCGATGCAAGATCCCATCGTACAGCAACTTATTGGGCAGAACCCCATGGCGCAGGCTATACAGTCCGCCATGCAAGCACACATTGCTGAACACGTGGGTTATGCGTACAGAAACAAGATTGAGTTGGCTCTTGGTGTTGCACTGCCTAGCTCAGAAGATGATCTACCAGATGAGATGGAGAAAGAAATCAGCCGTCTCATGGCAGAAGCCGCACCGCAGGTGTTGGCAGAGTCCCAAGCAATGGCTGCTCAACAGCAAGCCCAGCAAAACGCACAAGATCCAGTCCTACAGATGCAGATGCAAGAACTTGAGCTTAAGAAGCAAGAGTTGCAGCTCAAAGCCCAGAAACTACAGGTGGATGGGGCTGCCAAGATGGACGAGCTAGCCATGAAGAAGCAGGAAATCGAGGCTAAAGCACAGCTTGACATGGTAAAAATTAGCCAAGATATGACCAAGAATCGTGAAAATATGCAGTTAAAACAACAACTTGAAATGATGAAAAAAATGAAGGAGTAATACATGCAACTAGAAACAATGAATTTTGCCCAAGCGCTAAGAGAAAAACTTCGTTTGGACATGAACAACTTTACAGACGACATGGCTAGTGGGCAGTGCATTGACCATGCGTCGTATAAGGAACTTTGTGGGGTGATTCGAGGTCTAGCCTACGCAGAGCGGCATTTAATTGACCTCGCTGACAACATAGAGAAGGCTAACGATGAGTGAAGCTATAGCAGTTCCGGAGAATGAATTAATCCTGCCGCCGGGTGTAAAAGCCCCAGAAGTGGATTCAGAGTACGAATCAGCAGAAGTTAAGGCAAAAGCGCTACCAGAGCCAAAAGGCTGGCGGTTGCTGTGTGCTTTGATTGATCCTGACGATACTTATGAAAGTGGTCTTGTAAAAGCCGATGCGACCAAGCAGGTTGAGGAGTTAACCTCCCCAGTGTTGTTTGTCATCAAAATCGGACCCACTGCATATGATCCAGAGAAGTTTCCAGAAGGACCTTGGTGTAAGGAGGGTGACTTTGTTATTACTCGCCCGTATACCGGGACACGGATCAAAATCCACGGCAAAGAGTTCCGCTTGATTAATGATGATCAAGTAGAAGCAACAGTCGAAGACCCACGCGGAATTTCCCGCGTTTAACAGGAGAAAAATATGCCAGATAATGATGAATTTAAGTTTCCTCACGAAGCAGAGGAAGAGGCGCAAGCCGACACCGAAATTGATATTGATGTATCGGCGGAATCCGATGTAGACATTGAAATTGAGGACGATACCCCTGAAATTGACCGCAAAGCCAAACCGCTAGAGCGGGAAGTTGAAGACCCAACGGATGAAGAAATTGAGTCTTATACCAAGGGGGCACAGGCACGGATTAAAGAACTCACCCACGCACGTCACGACGAAAGACGGGCTAAAGAAGAGGCTTTGCGTGAAAAAGTTGAACTTGAACGGCTAACTC